CTTTCGGGAGCCCCCTGGTACTTTAGTGCCGACGGGTTCAGATCCGTGCTCTAAGAGACGATAGCTTTTCTACAGTGTAGGAAAAGCTCCCTAGTCTCTTAAAATATTAAGAAGGAACTATGGATAACATCGGTATGGTCGATTCTTCTCGTCTTTCCAATAAAGGAAAGTCGATGTTCGCGGACGTTTATGACGCCCTCGACGGAGAACCGGCTCGTGTTTTTCGTAGGCAGCGATCAGACTATAATAGTCTGTTCGTTGGCGCTGACTACGATCAACGCGAACTTCGGGACGAGGTCCACTCCTTTAGGACTGGGCCTAGCGCTGAACTTACATCTGTTGACCAACAGTTTTTGGATGCTAAGAGGAGTAATCCTCTTACCAAAAACGATACTGGACACGAATTCGATTTGCATACTTATGCAATTCGTAATCCGTCTCTTCGGTATGTGCACATCGAGGACGAATTTTCGTCTTTCGGTGGCGCTCGGCATAGATGGGGATACAAAGGTCCAATTGGATTCTTCGGCTATGGGAATGTGAACAATGATCGGACTATGTCCGGTCACGGTACGCATTTCTATGCCAATGGAGATGTCCATTCGGATATCGATATCTCGTTGGGTGCAAAGGCTATTGCTGCCGTTGCCCCTACTAAGTCAGAAGCCAATGTCGCAGCTTCCCTCCTTGAACTCAAGGATGGATTTCCTAAGATGATTGGTAAGTCACTTCGCACAGATGGAGGTACTCAGGCCATTGGCTCTGAGTATCTCAACTTTGTGTTTGGGTGGCTTCCGACCATTTCGGATGTGCGAGATATCGCGATAGCAATGGTTAATGCTTCTAAAATCATTAATCAGTACAATCGCGATGCCGACAGAATTGTTCGTCGGCGCTTTGGCTTCCCTTACCAGGATACCTATAAGAACTATACGGACGCCCTTCCGGGTGTTCGTCTTAGTCCTTTGCTTCCGTCTTACTCCGATATCCCTAACGGGCTATGGGGAAATGATGGTCGCTGGGTATCATCTTCTGGTAGTTACGATGTCACGCTTGTCGAAGCTAAACAAAAGCATGTTTGGTTTAGCGGAGCATTCAGGTACCACCTTGCAACTGGCGGCGATGTGTTTTCGCGCATCGACCGAACAGGGCAGGTGGCTGCTAAATGGCTCGGAGCCCGGGCTGACGCCAAGGCTTTTTGGCAAGCGATGCCGTGGTCCTGGTTCATCGATTGGATAAGCGACGTTGGTGCTATCGTTGATAACGCTAACGCCGCCGCCCTCGATGGCCAGGTGTTGCAGTGGGGCTACTTGATGCAGCATACGCTGTATAAGAGGACCCTCATGACCAACGCTGGGGTAGTTTATAACTACTCCCATGGCGGAAGCCTTAACGTTGGAAACTTGGCTACTACTGGCGTTACTGAACGCAAGCAAAGAGTCAAGGCAACACCCTTCGGTTTCGGTTTAAACCCCGATTCCTTTTCAGCTCAGCAATGGGCAATTCTTGGAGCCTTGGGCATGACCCGAGGCCCGAGCCGTCTTTGGTAAGACAGCTCTGCACCATGTTTAATATCATGGTGATCCAAGCAATAAATTAATATCAATTTAATAATATTTAAATATTGGAGTAATGCCATGGCTTTCGCTGATCCTCAGAGCATCGGTGCCGTTTCGCTTCCGCGAACCGGCTTTGGTCCTTCGTCTGGCACTTTTAAGAGTGCAGACGGTACGCAGACGCTGACTATTTCGCATTCCTACGGGAAGCGTAATCGTCACATCTTCCGTACGGACCTCAGCAAGATTGCTGCCGATCCGTTCGTTGCTGGCCAGAACAACACCGTTTCGATGAGCGCTTATGTGCTCGTCGATGTCCCTAAGCAGGGATTCACGGCTGCTGAACAGGTCACCGCTATCAGTGCGCTTCTTAGCGCGCTGACTTCGGGTACGAACGCTCGCCTCACCCAGTTCGTGGGCGGCGAGAACTGACGTGGATCGGATCTTTGATCTGATCCTCGGAGGGGCTATTTGCGCTTCTTCTATCGCTGGAATTGGTATCCTCGGAGTATTCGTACTCCTTGGGCGCAATTTCAACTCTGGTCGAAGGCACTGAACCTCGCAAGTCGAACGCATGGCTAATGGAAGTCTTACCCCCTAATGAAGGAGGAGGCTTGAAAAGCCTTACGTTACTCGCAAATTTGATTCTCGATGATATCGGGAATCGAGTCGGCATTAGTACCCTCTTCGACAAGAAAACGGTCGAAGAGCGTGTCAAATCTGAAGGGGATTCGTTTTTAACGATTTCCCTGGCAAAGTTCGCGAAGGACTTCGAAAGAAGTCTTGATCGTGGCTTTGTCGATCACGACCTTTTTAAAGGATTTTCCTTTAAAGGCAGTCTCCCCCGATTTCTCGGAGGTTTCTTTGATCTGATATTTGACCGTGGTACTGGTGTCCTACTTTCAAAACCTTCTATCGATTCGATCTACTCTATTCGCCAGTTTTCTGGCATGTGGAGCAAGATCGAGCGCGACTGCACTCCCGAAAGGATTGCAGCCGCATTCGATGATTATTATGAAAGTGAAGCAGCTGTGAAGTTGGCTGACAAAAATCTCACTCCCCAAGAAATTGAGGATTTTGAGAGGATTTGTCGCCTGATTTATTCGGGACTGTTCACTGATTTAGATCGAAAGATCTACAACGGTGAGGCGGTCCCAAAACATGGTCCTGGTTCGACCGCTGATAATACTCTTGGTAACAAGAAGTATTACTGGTCGACTTGGACGGAGAGACTGGAATATTTGTTTCCAGCGAGGGAGTTTCTTTCTTCCTCTTACTCTCTCTCTAGTGAGCATGGACTTCACTGGCTCACCCCGGGGCAGGAACCACCTGTTAAGGTGATTACTGTCCCTAAGACTATGAAAACTCCTCGACTCATTGCTAAAGAGCCTGTGCACATGCAGTATGTGCAACAGGCCCTTTTGGAAATGATTGTCGATGGCTTCCAACGGGATGACATCCTGCGGAAGTTTGTCTCCTT